CGCTGGAACTCGCGCCAGGGCGCAATCGAGTGCGACACGCTTGAGTTCGGCGTTCGCGTCGAGATCCTCCCCGAACGCATGGCCCCGCACATCGAGCTAATGGACCCGGAGGAGGATGAATACTGGTGGTGGCACGGCGTCGGCAAGGACGGGACGCCGCAGTTCCGAATCGTCCTCGAGGTCACCCAGCACGACGCCGTCAACGACGCGGTCGCGCACTCCAAGACGCTGATGAAGAAGTGGCACGACAAGGTCGAGGATTTCGACACGCAGGAGTGGTCCGACGAACGCAAGAACCTGCGCCGGAATTACGACGATTTCAGGAACTGGGTGATCTCGCAGACGCAGCACAACCCGCCCGACCCGGAACGCGAACCGAGCTGAACGGCACCACGGCACCAAACCGGACCCGTAGGCAAAAAAATGCCTATGGGTTCGTGCTTTGTAGACTGACCCACATGGCGAAGCGCGGGAAGAAATCTTGCCAACACCCCGTCCTCCTCGCCAACCTCGAGGACACGCTCCTCGGAGTCATGTACCCGCGACCAGGAGAATCGGGGATCCCTGTCGCCATCTACTCCGGCGACATGATCGCCGCACGACTCCGCGACCAGGAAGCGATGTCAATGGCCGAGGCCCGAGCCTTCGTCACCGACCGCATCGAAACCGACATCGAAGGGTGCAAGCTCATCGGGTGGCCGAGGATCATCTGGGCAGCCACTTCAGAGGACTTCGGCAAGGAAGTCGTGCAGGATTAGCGTATACTCCTGCGGATGAATATTCGTTCGTATGACGATTTCAAGGAAGCCATTACCCGGCGAGTCACTGGCGCGGGCCTCACGCGCTCTGCGCTTGCGCGCCAGCTTGAGCAGGACGGCGAACTGCGCGCCCACACCGTCCGCTGCCTCCTCTCCAAAGCCCCCAGCATCGGCCGCCGAAAGCCGGCGTTCGACTCCATCCTGAAGATCGCACATGCAGCAGGACTCGAACTCACCCTCACCGAAAGGCAAGAAACATGCCCAGCAAGTCGCCGGCGCAGAAGCGCCTGATGCAGGCCGCCGCACACAATCGCGCCTTCGCAAAGAAGGTCGGCGTCCCCATGTCCGTGGCGAAGAAGTTCGTCAGGGCCGACAAGGCCAAGGCAGCGAAGCGCCGCAGGAAGTGAAGCGCAAGCCCGGACGCCCACCGGAACCCGTCCCGGCACACCACGCCGACAGCCTGGTGGCATGGATCTCCGATGGCAAACCACTCCGGGAATGGTGCCGACAGCCCGGACACCCGGTGTTCCAGGCGGTGTATGCGTGGATGGACAAAGACGATGAGTTCGCTAGACGCATCGCACGCGCACGCGAGGATGGATACGACGAACTTGCGGAGAAGGCGCTGCGGATCGCGTTCGACCCGTGCAACGACCAGGTCGAGGTGACCCAGCGCAGGTTGCAGGTTGACACCATCCTGAAGCTCCTCGCCAAGTGGAACCCGCGCAAGTACGGCGACCGCCAGCAGCTTGACCATTCCGGCGGTGTCAACATCGTTCTCAAGACCAATGTCCCTGATCCCCAAGGAGATTGAGGTCGCCTACCGCCCGCGCCCGTGGCAGAGCGAATGCCACCAGCGCAAGCGGCGGTTCACCGTCCTCGCGCTCCACCGCCGCGCCGGCAAGACCGAACTCGCCATCATGCAGCTCATCCACGGGGCGGCAGGGTGCAAGCACACGCTGCCGTTCTTCGTGTACGTCGCTCCGTTCCTGAAGCAGGCCAAGGCCATCGCATGGCTGCGCCTGAAGCAGAAGATGAACGACCTGATCGTCGCCGGCGGGGTCGATGTCAACGAGGCCGACCTGTCCATCACGTTCAAGCACAACGGGGCGCAGATCCGCCTGTTCGGCGGCGACAACCCCGACGCCCTCCGCGGCGTGCGCCTCGACGGCTGCGTCATTGACGAGGTCGCGCAGATCAAGCCCGAGGTCTGGAACGACATCCTCCAGCCGGCCCTCTCCGACCGCAAGGGGTGGGCGCTGTTCATCGGCACCCCGAACGGCCTGAACCTGTTCAGCGAGCTGTTCTACCGCGCCTCGAGCCTCCCCGATTGGTGGGCCGCCCGCTACACCGTCCACGACACGGACGCCCTGGACGAGGACGAGGTCGCCCGCCTCCAGCGCGACATGCCCGAGCAGGCGTTCGCACGCGAGTACCTTTGCGACTTCGCCGCCGCCGGCGAGGACCAGCTCATCAGCCTGACCGACGCGACCGCCGCGAGCGAGCGCAAGATCGCGGACGGCGACGTCATTGAGTTCCCGCTCGTCATCGGCGTGGACCCGGCCCGGTTCGGGGATGACCGCAGCGTCATCGTCCTGCGCCAGGGACTCCGCATGGAGCCTCCGATGGTGTTCACGGGCATTGACAACATGAGCCTCGCCGCCGCCGTTGCCAACGTCATCGAGGACCGCGACCCGGACGCCGTGTTCATTGACAGCGGCGCGGGCGCGGGCGTCATCGACCGGCTGCGGCAGCTCGGGTACGACGTCATCGAGGTGCCGTTCGGAGGCAAGGCATCGAACCCAAACCTGTTCGTCAACAAGCGCGCCGAGATGTGGTGGGGTGTCAAGGACTGGATCGACATGGGCGGCGTACTGCCAGAACGCACCGACCTCCTCACCGAACTGTCAACGCCGACGTACTGGTACGACGCGGTGGGGAAGCGGTGCCTGGAGTCGAAGGACGAGATCAAGAAGCGACTGCAAGGCGGCGGCAGCCCGGACATCGCCGACGCGCTGGCGCTGACATTCGCGTACCCCGTGGCAAAGCAGCTGCCACGCGAGGTGCGCGAGCGCGTCGATCCGCGCCCGAGGGACTACGACCCCTACGAGGACATCTGATGCTCATCCGAGTCGCCACCGCCGATGACCTTGACACGATCCTTGACATGGGCGAACGGTTCATCGCGTTCGGGCCGCACGGCAAGCATGTCAATGCGGACAGGGATCAGCTCCGCGCCGGCGTGTCGGCGTTCATGCAGGGAGGGGTGATCTTCCTTGCCGAGTCCGGCGGCAAGGTCTGCGGCATGCTGGCGTGTGCTGCCAGCCCGATGTGGTTTGCACCGCACATTCTGGTCGCCCACGAACTCGCGTGGTGGGTGGACGAGGAGGCACGCGGCTCGAGCGCGGCGGTGCGACTCGTCATGGCGTACCAGGCGTGGGCGCGTGAGATCGGCGCGCAGGTGGTTGCGATGAGCCAACTCGTCGCGGTCAACGGTGAGCAGGTTGGTAGGATGCTCACGAAACTCGGGTACGAACCGAGCGAGATGACTTACATCAAGGGAGCTTGACATGCCATTCTTTGCAGCACTCGGCACTGCACTCGGCGCATCGGCGGCATCGGCAGCAGCGGTTGGCGCAACGGCCACCGCCGGTCTTGCCGCGGCGGGCGCTGGACTCGGTTACACCATCTCCGCCGGCGAATCCGCGAAGAAAGAGCAGCGGCAGGCGTTGCGCGAGCAGCAGCGCGCACAGGCCCAGCAGGCCGCGCAGGCCGCGATGCAGCAGCGCCGCAGCGAGCAGCGCATGGCCGGCGCGGCGCGCCGCGAACCCGACGTGCAGGGCATCATGGCCGCCGCGCAGCAGACGCAGGGCGGGCCGACCAGCACCATGCTCACCGGGCCGATGGGCGTCTCTCCGCAGGATCTGAACCTCGGACGTTCCACCCTCCTCGGGGGCTGACCATGAGCCAATACACGGGCGACAACCGTTCCTACCCGGACGCTCCCACCAGGGATCGCCTGTTCACGCGCTGGGGCCAGCTCAAGAGCGAGCGCGCAAGCTGGATGGCTCACTGGCAAGAAATCACCTCCTACCTCCTGCCGCGCAACGGCCGCTACTTCCGCGAGGACCGGAACCGCGGCTACCGACGCCACAACAACATCTACGACAACACCGGGACGCGGGCGCTCCGCACGCTCGGTGCCGGCCTGATGTCCGGCGCGACGTCGCCCGCACGGCAGTGGTTCCGCCTTGCCACGCCCGACCCGGAACTGAACTCCTACCAGCCCGTCAAGCTGTGGCTCGATGACGTCACGAAGCGCATGCAGCGCGTGTTCCAGAAGTCGAACACCTACCGCTCCCTGCACCTGATGTACGAGGAACTCGGCGCGTTCGGCACGGCCTCGAGCATCGTGCTGCCCGACTTCAACGAGGTCATCCACCACTACCCGCTGACCGCCGGCGAGTACTGCATCTCGACCGACGCGCAGGGCCGCGTCTGCACCCTGTACCGCGAGTTCGAGATGACCGTCTCGCAGGTCGTGAAGGAGTTCGGCTACGACAACTGCTCGACCTCCGTGCAGAACATGTACGACACGGGGACGCTCGACCAGTGGGTCGCCGTCGTGCATGCCATCGAGCCGCGTGCCGACCGCGACATCAAGAAGCGCGACAGCAAGAACATGCCGTGGGGTTCGTGGTACTTCGAGGTCGGCGGCGAGCAGGACAAGTTCCTGCGCGAGAGCGGGTTCAACTACTTTCCCGCCCTCTGCCCGCGCTGGTCCGTGGTCGGCGGCGACATCTACGGCAACAGCCCCGGCATGGAGGCGCTCGGCGACGTCAAGCAGCTCCAGCATGAGCAGCTCCGCAAGGCGCAGGCCATCGACTTCCAGACCAAGCCGCCGCTCCAGGTTCCCGTGTCAATGAAGAACCGGGACGTCGAGACGATGCCGGGTGGGATCACGTTCGTTGACCCCGCCGGCAACGGCATCCGCTCCGCGTTCGAGGTCAACCTGAACCTGTCGTACCTCCTTGCCGACATCCAGGACTGCCGCGGCCGCATCAGCGGCGCGTTCTACGCGGACCTGTTCCTGATGCTGGCGTCGGCCCCGCAGGCGCGCATGACCGCAACGGAGGTCGCCGAGCGCCATGAGGAGAAGCTCCTTATGCTCGGCCCCGTCCTCGAGCGCCTGCACAACGAGCTGCTGAACCCGCTCATTGACATCACCTTCGACCGCATGATCCTGGGCGGCGTGATCCCGCCACCGCCGGCGGAACTGCAGGGCATGGACCTGAACGTCGAGTTCGTGTCAATGCTGGCGCAGGCGCAGCGCGCCATCGGGACGAACGCCGTTGACAGGTTCGTCGGCAACCTCGGCGCCATCGCCCGCATGAAGCCGGACATCGTTGACAAGTTCGACAGCGACCAGTGGGCCGATGTCTACGCCGACATGCTCGGCGTTGACCCGTCGCTCATCGTGGCCGACAAGGAGGTCGCCATGCTGCGGCAGGCGCGGAACCAGGCGATGGCCGCGAAGGAGCAGGCTGCCGCGATGCAGCAGACCTCGCAGACCGTCAAGAACATGGCGCAGGCGCCCACCGGGCAGCAGAACGCGCTGACCGACGTGATGAACATGTTCAGCGGCTACGGCTCGCCGTCAGCCGTTGAAGTCTGATGTTTCGCAATGGCAACGCCTTCGCATTTGATAGGATTCCCGCGTGAGCAACTATGACCCGCTCGACCTGCGGGGCCAGGAGAAGGCGAAGGCGCAGCGCGACCTCCGCGAACGCCTGGACCGCGAGAACGAGGAGGGCGACGTCAAGTGGCTCATGGGCAACAAGCGGGGCCGTCGCGTCGTATGGCGGCTCCTGGACACGGCAGGGATCTTCCGCTCGTCGTTCAACACCAACGCGATGGCAATGGCCTTCGCCGAAGGGAACAGGAACTACGGGCTTCGGCTCCTCTCGCTCGTCCACTCGCAATGCCCAGAACTGTATCCCGTGATGATGAAGGAGAACACGAATGAACGAACCAACGATGGTGGAAGCAGCGGCAACGACAACTAACGCTGCTTCGCCGTCATCGGCCCCTGAAGGCGTCGCCGCGACGGCGGAGAAGCTCTACGGGGACGGGCAGAAGCCGAGCGCGACCCAGGAGCCGCAAGCCGCAAAGGCGGCCGCTGCGGAAACAGTCGCGAGCGACCAGCCGGCAGCCGAGGCGAAGGCGGAAGCCAAGCCGCAGGCAGCGCCGGAGAAGTACGAGTTCAAGGCACCGGAAGGCAAGCAGTTCGATGCCGAGGTGCTGACCGCGTACTCCGAGGTCGCCCGCGAACTCAACCTGTCGCAGGAGGCGGCGCAGCGCGTCCTTGACGCTATGGCCCCCAAGATGGCCGAGCGTCAGGTGGCGCAGATCGAGGCGATCCGAACGGAATGGGCGAACACGTCCAAGACGGACAAGGAGTTCGGCGGCGAGAAGCTGTCAGAGAACCTGTCCACCGCGAAGAAGGCGCTCGATGCGTTCGGCACCACCGAACTCCGCACGCTGCTCAACGAGTCCGGCCTGGGCAATCACCCGGAGGTCATCCGGTTCATGTACCGGGCGGGACTCGCAATCAGTGAGGATCGGGTGGTCACCGGGACGAAGGGTGCGGCGAAGAATGCCGGACCCCGCTCGTTCAACGACCTCGCCGACGCCATGTACTCCACCAACACCTAACCCCACGAAGGGAATCACGCAATGGCAACTCTTACCAGCAGCAACCTGACGCTCGCCGACTGGGCGAAGCGCACCGATCCCGAAGGCCGCGTCCCGGTCGTCGCGGAACTCCTCTCGCAGACCAACGAGATCCTTGAGGACTGCGTGTTCAAGGAAGGCAACCTGCCGACCGGCGAGCGCGTCGTCATCCGCACGGGCCTCCCGAGCGTTTACTGGCGTGCGCTGAACCAGGGCATCCCGAGCAGCAAGTCCACGACCGCGCAGGTCGATGAGGCTTGCGGAATCCTCGAGGCCCGCAGCGAGGTTGACAAGGATCTCGCGATGCTGAACGGCAACACCGCCCAGTTCCGCCTGTCCGAGGACGTCGCGTTCCTCGAGGCGATGAACCAGCAGCAGGCTTCCACGCTGTTCTACGGCAACCCTGCAAGCGACCCGAAGAAGTTCCTCGGCCTCGCTCCTCGTTACTCGAGCAGCACCGCAGGCAACGGCACGAACGTCATCAAGGCCGGCGGCGCAAGCACCGACAACACCTCGATTTACCTCGTTGTGTGGGGCGACAATACCGTGTACTGCCCGTTCCCGAAGGGCAGCTCGGCCGGCCTCATGCATGAGGATCTCGGCGAGCAGACCGTCTACAACAGCGATGGCACCCGCCTTCAGGCTTACGCCACCCGCTACCAGTGGAAGAACGGCCTGGTCGTGAAGGACTGGCGCTATGTCGTCCGCATCTGCAACATCGACGTCAGCGACCTGATGAATCAGGCGACCACGCAGACTGCCTCGGCCGCCACGGCGATCATCAAGCTGATGAACAACGCCATGAACAAGATCCCGGCTTGGGGCAACGGTCGCGCTGCGTTCTACATGAACCGCACCGTGTACAGCGGCCTCGCGCTCCAGGCGATGGATCGCAGCCAGTACGTGCTTGCCGTCCAGCAGGGTCTGTCGCAGTTCGGCACCCCGATGAGCTGGCTCACGTACCAGGGCATTCCCCTCCGCAAGGTGGACGCCATCCTCAACACCGAAGACCTCGTTTCGTAATCGAAACGTCTCACACAGAAAGGCAGCACCAACATGATTACTGACGCATTCCTGCGCCTCGAGAACGGCGACAGCTCCAGCTCGGCGATCACGGCCACCCGTGTCACCGAGAACGTGGTCGATCTTCTTCAGGCCCGCGAGATCGGCGAAGGCCGTGACCTGTACCTCGTCTATACCGTGACCGGAGCAGACGGCACCGGCGCCGGCACCGCGACGTTCCAGGTCTACATCGCCGACAACGCCGCAATGTCCACCAACGCCGAGGTCATCGCTTCGAGCGCCGCGTATGTCGGCACCACGCTTGACATCCCCTCGGCCTCTGCGCCGAACGGAACGGTCATCGTCGTCCCGATCCCGCCCCGCGTGGCGAGCCTCGGCCGGCGGTACCTGTCCGGTCGCATCGAGGTGAGCGGCACGGTCGGCGCGGCGAAGGTGATCTGCGACATCGTCACCGACATCCAGGACGGTCGCAAGTTCTACGCTTCCGGCTTCACCGTGGCGAACCCCTGATAGGAGACACTCATGGCGAAGGTCAAGGCGAAGGTTCTCTGCTTCGTGGCGAACGTTCTGCGTGAACCCGGCGACGTCTTCGAGTACGAAGGCCGACCGAACAGCAACCTCGAGTACTTCGAGGAAGCAACGGTCGAGCCGGAGTCAAAGACGCCGGAGGCATCGGCACGAAAGCTGCGGAAGGGAAAGCCGACCGAAACCAGCGCCACGGAGTGATCATCGTTTCGTGATTTGACAGGGAGGGGCGTCGGCGGGAAACCACGGCGCCCCTCCCGTCCTACGGGAGGTCGCATGCCCTCGGTCGTTGAAATCTGCAACCTCGCACTCGCGCACCTCGGCGACGATGCCACGGTCGCCAGCATCGACCCGCCGGAGGGTTCGGCGCAGTCCGAGCATTGCGCCCGGTTCTACCCCATCGCACGGGACACGCTCCTCCAGATGCACAACTGGTCGTTCGCATCGCGCCGCGTGAGCCTCGCGCAGGTGACGATGCCGTACACCATGTGGCGCTATGCCTATGCCGTCCCCGGCGACATGATGACGGCGACCGCCGTGCTGCCGCCTGAAGCGGAGAACGACTACGCCATCCGCCCGTACCCGGCCGACCGCTACGGCTGGGGATGGACGACGCCGCCGCTGTCGGGCGCCGGCGCGTATGTCCCGCAGGAGTACGTCATCGAGACGGACACCGCCGGCAACAAGGTGATCTACACCAACCAGGAGAACGCGCTCCTGCGGTACCAGGCGCTCGTCACCGACCCGACCAAGTTCGACCCGCTGTTCGCCATCGCGCTCTCGCACCACCTTGCCGGGATGCTCGCCGGCCCCGTCATCAAGGGGACGGAAGGCGCCACGGAGGGCAAGCGGCAGACACAGCTCGCGCTCGGGTACGTGCAGATGGCCCGCGCCTCCGATGGCAACCAACGCAACGTCAAGCCCGAACACATCACCTCCTGGATCTCGGGGCGCTGATGGCATCGGTACGGCACCTGTTCCGTTCGTTCGCAGGCGGCGAGATGTCGCCCGAGATGTTCGGCCGCGTTGACGATGCCAAGTTCCAAACGGGCGCGGCGAAGGTGCGGAACTTCATCCCGATGCCGCAGGGGCCGCTCGAGAACCGTGCCGGCCTCGCGTTCGTCCGCGAGGTGAAGGACTCGACCAAGAAGGTGCGGCTGCTGCCGTTCACCTACAGCACGACGCAGACGATGGTCATTGAGCTTGGCGCCGGGTATATCCGGTTCCACACGCAGGGGGCCACGCTCGGGCCGGGAACTCCTGCCGCGTACAACGGCGCGACGGCTTACGTGGTCGGCAACCTCGTCTCCAGCGGCGGCGTGAACTACTACTGCATCGCCAACACGACGGGCAACGCGCCGCCAAACGCGACCTATTGGTATCCGCTGCCGGCCGGGATCTACGAGATCCCGAACCCGTATGCCGAGGCCGACCTGTTCGACATCCACTACGTGCAGTCGGCGGATGTCCTGACGCTCGTCCACCCGAACTACGCGCCGCGTGAGCTGAAGCGGCTGGGCGCGACCAGCTGGACGCTCACGACGATCACGTTCGGAGCGGACATCGCCACGCCTGGAACGCCGACCGTGACGGCGAC